GAAAGAATGGCAATGGGTGATTACAACCAAATAAAAGAAGTAGTAGAGTGGACAGGATTAACTTGGGACAATGATGTAATTGATATGGTTACACCGTTAATGTGGAACTCTAAACAAAGGGAAAGGAGCAAATAATGGCAGCAGCAGATGTTCGGTTGATATTAAAGAAAACAGAAGCACAATTATCAGATGCACAAGCATTACCTTTTATTACTATGGCAGGGGGAGTGGCTGATGCTGTGTTTTCAGAAGATGATGAACTTGGAAGCACTTTATTGGCAGAAATTAAAACATGGTTGTCTGCTCATTTCATTGCAAGTACAATTATGAGAATGTCAAGTGAGGAAAAACTTGGGGATGCTTCTGTAAAGTATATTGGGAAGTATGGAACTAAATTAGAATCTACTCCTTATGGTCAGGCAGTTTTGATGATGGACATAACAGGGAAGATGGCTAATACAGGGAAAATGAGAGCGAGTATATACGCTGTAAAAGGATTCAATGAATGAGCATACAGGAAAGTATAGAGAATAATTGCTTGGATAAAGCAGTTTATTGGGGCAATCCAATTAATGATGGTAGAAATTTCTTTACTTTCAATGATGCTATTGAGATTTCCTGTCGTTGGGAAGATATTAGTCAGATTGTAACGGACAATAAGGGAAAAGAAATAACTTCAAGAGCATTAGTATTTGTTCTTCAGGATTTGGATGTAGAAGGGTATTTATATCATGGTACATTGGAAGAATTGTATGACAGTGCAGAAAGTAGTGCAGATGCAATAGCAGACCCAAAGAACATTGATGGGACATATATTATAAAAAGATTTCAGAAAGTCCCTTCTTTGGATGGGGAAGGATTTTTAAGAAAAGCATATTTGACACCAAGTTTATCATTTGGAGGATTTTAAGATGGCAAGATTAGGAGGAGGTTTAACAAATATTCCAGGAACACCAGGAGCAAGTGGTGGAGTAAATTACCTAAAAGGGATGGATACTGTTATGTCAAATCTTAATAAAGAAATAGAGAAAATTAAAAATGGTAGTATGAGAGGTTTAATTCTTGCTGCTGCTCATATTCGTGCAAAGACAAATGATGAAGGGAAAGCATCTGATTTAACTCCAGTTGATAAAGGAAATTTGAATGCAAGTTTTTTTATAGTAACCCCAAATTCTACACCCCCTGTAAAAGGTTCTAAGAAATTTTCAAGTGATTCTAAAGGAGCAAAAGTACAGGCAGGTCATTCAGGAGTAGTAGAACAGGCAAGAGGGGAAGTTGCAAGTATGTCAAATGCAAATAAGAAATTTTTAATGTTGGGTTACAGTGCCCCTTATGCAGGATTTGTACATGAATTTATAGACCCAAATATCAGATGGTCACGAATAGGATCAAATGCAAAGTGGTTTCAGAATACAATATATAGTGAAAAAGGGAATATTTTAAAGATTATTGCAAATGAATCTCAAATAAAAGGATAGTATGAACGTTCCCAGTGAAGACATAAGACACATTTTGGAAGCAGGATTAGATGATTCTGAATCATCTGGAACTGGATTAGGATTGGTGTTTGGTACAAACTTGTTTATAAACAGGGAACCTACCAAACCTATTAATTGTGTTACAATATTTGATACTTCAGGATTTGCACCTGATTTGGATATGGGTGGTGCAAGTGGTTATGAAAGACCATCTATTCAGATACGAGTAAGAAATGCAAAAGAGTCTATTGCTTGGACTCTTATAGAAGGGATAAAGAACTCATTACATGGGAGACACCAACAAACGTGGAATGGGACTTTATATAGTGTTATCTACGCTGTCAGCAGCCCCGCTCTGCTTGATTGGGATGATAACGAAAATTGTAGATTGGTGTGTAATTTTAACATACAGCGAAGGGCTGTGTAATTTAAGAAGGAGGTAAAAACAAATGAGCAATGCTGTAGCAGGTGTAGGTACAAGTTTTAGGCGATGGGACAATTCCACTTGGAAGGAACTCGCTGAAATAACTAATATTGATGGACCTACCAAGTCACGAGACACGATAGACGTGACCTCGTTGGATTCTGTGGATGGGTATCGTGAATTTCTTGGATCGTTACGAGACGGAGGAACTGTTTCACTTTCCATGAATTTCAGCAGGGATACCTATGATGAGATGAATGCCGATTATGAGAGTGATGTTCTTCAGAACTATGAGATATATCTCCCTGATGCTGAACATACATCATTTGAATTTGAGGGATTGGTAACTGAACTTGGTTTGGGGATTCCTGTGGATGATAAGATTTCATCGGATGTAACCATCAAGATCAGTGGTAAGGTAGTAGAAAATTCCGGTTCAGGTTCTGGAACAGGAACCGTTTAAAAACAATTAACAAAGTCTAATCAAGATTTATTTTATCACAAACAATTAAAATTTGTTAATCATGGGAAAAAATTTATTAAACAGAGCAAAATTACTCGAAAAAGAAAAACTCGAAGTAGAAAAGGTTGAACTTGGAAATGATGAATTTGTTTATGTAAAACAAATGACAGGAAGGGAAAGGGACAATTTTGAACAGTCTCTTTTAAAAAAGAACAGGGATACTAAAGGACAAGTAGTAGGATATGAGCAGGCAACGGAAGATTTTCGTGCCAAATTAGCTGTTGTTACATTATGTGATGAGACAGGAAAACTGTTACTTGAACCAAGAGATTATTCCATATTGAGCCAGAATATGAGTGCAGCAAGATTGGAAAAGATTGTTAATGCTGCTCAGAAGTTGAATGCAATTTCGGAACAAGATAAAGATGAACTTGTAAAAAACTCAAGTCCAGAACCGGAAGACAATTCCAATTCCGGCTCTGTAGAGAATTAGGGATAATTCATCCAGATTACTTATTGGATCTGCTTACTTCAAGGCAGATTAGTGAATGGGAGGCTTATGATAAGATAGATCCAATAGGTACATGGAGGGATGATTTCAGGTTAGCAAAGATTGAAAGTCTGATAACTAATATAGTTCAACAGTTATATGCAAAGAAGGGACACACACCAAAATTAACAAATCCCTTAGATTTTATGATTGATTGGGCAGGAGAAAGAAAACCAGTGGTAAAACAACAAAGTGTGGAAGCAATGAAACAAGCACTGAGGAGTATTGCAAATTCTCAAAATAAGAAAGTAGAAAGGTTAAATAAACCACCTGTTAAGAAAACAAAAAAATAAGATGGCAAATCTGGGAACTTTGGTAGTTACTCTTGGGGTAGATGCAACACAATTAAACAATATTACTAAATCACTGGGTACAACTGCTCAGAAGTTTAGAACTTTTGGGTATTTGGCATCTGCTGCACTTACAGCACCTATGGTTATGGCAGGAAAAGCATCTTTAAATATGGCAAAAGATTATGAATTTGCTATGCAAAAGATTGTGGGTTTAACTGGTGTTGCTCAAAATGTTGTTAATAAATGGAGTGAGGAAGTATTAAAAATAGGACCTCAATTAGCAAAAACACCACAAGAACTTGCAGATGCTTTATATTTTATTTCTTCTTCTGGTATTAAAGGAGCAGAAGCAATGAATGTTTTAAAATTATCTGCCAAAGCATCTGCATCAGGACTTGGGGAAACAAAGGATGTTGCTGATTTATTAACATCTGCACTTAATGCTTATAAAGGAACAGGATTGACTGCTGCTTATGCAACGGATGTGCTTGTAGCTGCTGTGAGAGAAGGTAAAGCAGAAGCAAGTGGTTTTAGTTCTGCAATGGGTCAAATTATTCCTATTGCATCTCAATTAGGAGTTTCCTTTGACCAAGTTGCAGGTGGTATGGCTGCAATCACACTTACAGGTTCTTCATCTTCACAAGCAGCAGTATATCTTAAAGGAGTATTTAATTCTTTGTTAAAAGCAACTACACAAGGAGAAGCAGCATTACAAAAAACAGGGAATAGTTATGCAGGATTACGAAAGATTTTAGGGGAACAAGGAATAATCCCTTTAATGCAAAGATTAAGAGATATTCAAGTAAAATATGGGGATGAGTTATTAAGTGATGTTCTTCCAAATATTAGAGCATTAACAGGCTATTTATCATTAGCAGGGAAAAATTTCAAATATAATACAGATTTAATGAATAGGGT